ACAAACGCATTTGGATACTTTTAGTGTTCAAACTTTGGACAGGAGTAAAACATGGCAAACAAGGCAACGCCTACAGCATTGAAATTGTTGAAAGGAAATCCAGGCAAGCGTCCAATCAGTAAAGACGAACCGGAATTTGACAGCGGGGTACCCGAGCGTCCTAAATGGCTATCTGATCCGGTGGCAATTGTGGAGTGGAAGCGATTAACAAAGCTCCTTTCTTCTGCGGGCGTGCTCACTGTTGGGGATGGCGACACCCTAGCAATGTACTGCTACATCCTTTCACAAATCGACGCCATCACAAAGAGCATTGCTGAAAATGGGCATGTCGCTTTTGACATCAAAATCAACTCCGACACTGGAGAGGAAATTATGGTCAATCCAAAATCCAATCCTTTGTCATTGCGGCTGGAAAATTACATCAAGGAACTCCGTACTTATTCCGGGCTATTTGGACTTGACCCTTCAAGCAGGTCGAAGATCCACACAGGAAAACCTAATGGCAAAAAAGCCGACCCGAAAGAAAGATTTTTTAAGTAAAGATCGAGCTACCGCTTATGCTCTTGATGTTCGTGACGGCAAAATAGTCGCCGGTCTTCATGTCCGAGATGCCTGCAACCGGCACCTGCACGATTTGGAGCACGCTGGGAAGCGTGGCCTTTACTATGATGAGGTTGAGGCCGCCGAAGGGATAGCGTTCTTCGAGGAAATCCTTTGTCTTAATGGTGGACAGTTTGAAGGCAAGCCGTTCCTGTTACTTCCTTGGCAAGCGTTTATTATAGGGAGTCTTTACGGGTGGAAGCGCAAGAGTGACGACACTAGACGTTTTCGGGTGGTGTATATCGAGACTGCCAAGGGAAGCGGGAAAAGTCCTTTAGCGGCAGGCATTGGCTTGAAAGGGATGGTGGCCGACAATGAACCCCGCGCCGAAATCTATGCTGCAGCTACCCATAAGGAGCAGGCAAAGGTTTTGTTCCGTGACGCCCTGGCATTCTTCGACCAAAGCCCGGCGTTGCAGAGTCGGCTGGTCGCATCCGGTACAGGCGACAACCGCTGGAACCTTGCGTTCATTGAGAAAGGGTCATTCTTCCGCGTCATATCGTCAGAGAATAAAGGCAAGTCCGGCCCGCGCCCACATGTCGGCCTGTTGGACGAGGTACATGAACATCCGAACGGTGATGTTATAGAGATGATCCGCGCCGGATTTAAGTTCCGTAGACAACCGATGAATGTGATGATAACCAACTCCGGCCACAACATGACATCAGTTTGCCGGGAATATCACGACATGGGATGTCAAATTGCGGCGCAGACGCGGGAGAATGATGAGTTTTTCGCTTTCATCTGTGCGCTTGATGAATCAGATTTGACTGATGACAAGTTCCTTGATGATGAATCCTGTTGGGTAAAAGCAAACCCGTCTCTCTCTGCTGGCATACCTGGCCTTGATTATATTCGTGCACAAGTCCGGGAGGCTCGCGGCCTTCCGTCAAAAATGTCTACGGTCAAGCGCCTTAACTTTTGCGTATGGACCGAAGCCGAAGACCCGTGGATATCCCGCGACGTGTGGATGTCAGCGCAGGATGAAGATTTTGACGAATCGCTACTTTCGGGGCGTCGCTGTTTTGCCGGGTTGGACCTGTCGAGTGTTCTGGATCTGACCGCAGCCGGGCTATTGTTTGACCCGACAGAGGAAGACCCTTTTTACCGGCTTAAAGTGTTCTTTTGGATACCCGGCCACGAATTACAGCAAAGGATCGAGCGCGACCGTGTGCCCTATGACGATTGGCGGGACAGGGGTTTTCTCAAAGTGCTACCAGGCCGGGCGATTGACAAGGCTATGGTGCTGAAAGACCTCGTTGGCATATCTGAGAGGTACGACCTCCAAGGGATAGCATACGACCGATGGCGCATAGAGGACTTGCTGCAGTTCGCGGAAAACTCCGGCATTGAGATGTCAATGGGGAAGTGGAACAAGGATAAGCGGGAGTGGGAGTTTGCCGATGGTGGGGCTGGTATCCACATGCTTCCGTTCGGACAGGAGCACCGCAGCATGTCTCCGGCAGTTGATAAATTTGAGACGATGCTTGTTAATGGCGAAATACGGCACATTGCGAATCCTGTGCTAACCTGGAACGCGGCAAATGCTGTCGTGACGAAAGACCAAGACGAAAACAGGAAAGTTTCAAAATCCAAAAGCATTGGCAGAGTTGACGGAATTGTAACGGCGGTGATGGCTTGCGGAGTGGCGAGCGAAGTTGACGAAAACTCCGGCAGCATCTACGACACGCGACCAAGCGTAATTTAAAAGGGGTGAAAATGATCGAATTGCCAAACAAGACTTTTTTCCGTGTTGATGAAGTTGCAGCCATTTTCCAGCTCTCCCCCCGGACAATCCGGCGCATGGTCGAAGATGAAAAGATCCCCGTTCTTAAATTACGCGGGGCAGTAAGGATAAGCAGGACAGTTCTAGTCGCCCTGATTGACAGAAAGATGGACAATCACGGACAATAGGCACCCACCTTCCCTTCTATAAAACCTCTCATTATCGGACAATGGTAGCCATGTCTATCAAACTGTCCACCCAAAATATCAAGGAAGCCCTGGCCGTTATCGGAGTTGGGCTTTTTTCTTTTGGACTCTGGCAGATATATCCACCATCAGCATGTTTATTCCTTGGGGCAGTCGGCATGACTCCGCTCACTGTGTCGCTACGGACGGCTAAATAATGGGAATAATCTCAAACCTTTTCTCTCCACAGGCGGCAATATCAGACGACGACATCCGTAAGATGCTAATGGAAGCTGGCGTGTCCGGTTATGGTGGTTACGGCACGTCGAGCAGTGGAGCGACTGTTTCACCTCATACAGCGATGTGCGTTTCTGCTGTGTTCGCTTGCGTCCAGGTTATTTCTCAGACGGTGGGGCAGTTACCTATCGTTTTGTATCGGAGGACGCCCAAGGGCAAGGAACGGGCTGTAAATCACCCACTATTTCACCTTGTAGGCGCTCGCCCGAATAAATTCAATCACTCCATGGCCTTCCGGGAGATGTTGACGGCCCACACCTGTTTACGCGGCAACGGTTTTGCCTTCATCAATCGTGTCGGTGGTGGTCGTATCTATGAACTTTTACCTCTTGAAGCGTCGGCAGTAGGGATAAATCGCGACCCTCGCACATGGGAAATCACCTACACGGTCAGTCAAAAGGATGGAATCAACGGCATTTACGGCCCGAAAGACATATTTCACCTGATGGACATGACACTCAACGGCTATTCGGGAGTGTCCCGTTTGACGTATGCCCGCGAATCCGTTGGCTTGAGTATGTCCACGGAGAAATTCGGAGCGCAGCTCTTTAAAAACGGCGCGAAGATGGGCGGCATCCTGAAATACGGCAAGTTCTTCAAAGATGCCGAAACTGGCCGCAAGGTTGCCGAATCTTTCGATGATCGCACAAACGGCGAGAATGCCCACAGAACCATTCTGCTAGAGGATGGCCTTGAGTGGGAAAAAATCACCATGACCTCAGAGGACGCTCAGTTTTTAGCAACTCGTCAGTTCCAGATACCGGAAATAGCCCGTTTTTACCGGATGCCGCTGCACAAAATACAGGACATGAGCGCCAGCACGAACAACAACATAGAGCAGCAGGCTCTTGAGTTCCTTTCCGACACTATGGCGCCATGGCTTGAGCGCTGGTGTCAGTCGATGAATACGCAACTCCTGACCGAATCTGAGCAGAAAGAATACTATTTCAAGTTCGATATTGACGATTTGCTCCGTCCCGACATGAAAAGCCGGTACGAAGCCTACGCTTCCGGTATTGCATCGCGGATATTGAACCCGAACGAGTGCCGGGATTGGGAAGATTTGGACCCGTACCCCGAAGGAAATGTTTATGCGAATCCAGCAATAACACCGGGGCAAGGAGACAATAATGGCAAGAAATAAAAGCTGGTACGAAATCAAAGCACAGTCAGAAGACGACACGACCATATATGTTTATGACGAAATCAGTTCGTACGGAATTTCCGCTAATCAGTTCGTAAAAGACTTAAACGAAGTCAAATCCGGGAAAATAAAACTTCGCATTAACTCTCCGGGCGGCAATGTGTTCGACGGTGTGACCATCCACAATGCCCTTAAAGAACATCCGGCGACCGTGAACGTGATAGTAGACGGCCTCGCGGCTTCTATTGCCTCAATCATTGCCATGGCTGGAGACAACGTACACATGGCCGACAACGCAATGATGATGATCCACCAGGCGTGGGCTTTTGCAATGGGCAATGCTGACGATCTACAAAAGACCGTCGAAGTGCTGCAAAAGATTGACGGCACTCTGGTCAAAACATACGCCGACAAAACCGGAGCAACACAGCGGAACATCCGGCAGATGATGAAGGACGAAACATGGATGACGGCACAAGAGGCCAAAGACCTTGGGTTCGCGGATACTATAGGCGACAGGGTGGACGCCAAGGCATCATTTGACCTGTCGAAATATGCCAATGTGCCACAGGAAGCAATGGCTATGTACGCCGCCCCGAAAGAGCCTACCGAGAGAGATATAGAAACTATCCTGCGGGATGCAGGAATAAGTCATAAGGCAGCAAAAGCAGCGGTTGCCTCCATCAAGGTGAATCATCGGGACGATGAAAGCCTCAAGGATGCAGTTGCCGAACTATCAACCAAAATCCAAATTGAAACACTAATCGCAAAGATTAAAGGAGCATGAAATGAAAGAAATACTTGATGCCCTCAATCGGTCCTTCGAAGAATTCAAGGCCGAAAATGACAAGCGCCTGCGCCAGATCGAAGCCAATGGCCACGCCGATCCACTGCTTGAGTCCAAAGTTGACAAACTCAACGACGCCATCTCTCTCCATGAGGGCGAACTGAAGGCAAGGATTGACGAGGTTGAGGCAAAACTCAATCGCAAGGAGTTCAGTTCGGGGTCGGAAGAAGATCAGGCCAGAGCCGCACACAAGTCCGCATACAAGGCTTTCATCCGAAAGGGTGCCGATAGTGGCCTGCGTGAACTGGAAGTCCAGAACGGCATTAGCGATGGTTCTGAACCTGATGGTGGCTACGCTGTTCCGGTTGAACTGGACCGCAATATCAGCGAGACGCTTATCAACATGAGCGCCATGCGCCGGTTGGCAAACGTGATTAATGCGGGCATCGGATATCAGAAGCTGTTCAACGTCCACGGCACCGGCTCTGGATGGGTTGGCGAGACTGATGCCAGAGCGGAAACGGCAACATCTGCCCTCAAGAAGCTGACTCCTTATTTCGGGGAAATCTACGCGAACCCGTTTGCCACTCAGAACAGTCTGGATGATATCTTTTTCGATGTCGAAGCGTGGATTGCCTCCGAAGTGTCAAAAGAGTTCGAGAAGCAAGAAGGTGCGTTCCTCACCGGCAACGGCACCAACAAGCCGAAGGGTATCCTTGCATATGCAACCGCCGCAACCGCCGACGCTACTCGCGCATTCGGAACCATCCAGCACATTGCGACCGGTGCATCGGCAGCACTCAGGACTGTTACGGCAACGGCATCTCCGTTCGATGATCTGATTGACATGACATCGGCCATGAAAGCCGGATACCGCAATGGCGCAAAGTGGCTGATGAACAAGTCCACCCTGGGTGCCTTGCGTAAAGTCAAGACTACGCTGGAAGGTGCCTACCTCATCACCCTGCCGACTGAGGCAACTCCGGGAACGATCCTCGGCTACGGATACGAGGAAGACGAGAACATGCCGGACATCGCAGCCGACGCCCTGGCTATCCTGTTCGCCAACTTCAAAGCGGCCTACACCATCGTTGACGTGGTTGGCACTCGCATCCTGCGCGATCCGTACACCTCGAAGCCGTATGTTTCTTTCTACACTACCAAACGGGTTGGCGGTTTCTTGGAAAACTCCGAAGCTGTAAAAGTCCTGAAGGTAGCTTCTTCCTAATCACACTTTTCCGGGGCGGCTTGAATAGCGCCCCTTTAAGGAGATAAGTAATGTCAAAAGATATGCACAATAACATAACGGTCAAGCAGGCCATTTCCCCGGCTGCATTGTCCGGCGATACCCCTGCCGTTTCAACCATTATCGACCGGCTCGGATATGATTCTGTCGAGTTCATCATCCTTACCGGGTCGATAGGTGATGCAAACGCCACTTTTGCCGTACTCCTTGAAGACGCTGACGAGGTCGCTTTCAATGTGACAAACGCCTCGGTCGCGGATACCAAGTTGCTCGGAACCGAAGTATTGGCAGGTTTCCAGTATGACGACGACAACGAAACCAGGAAACTCGGCTACCTCGGCGGCAAGAGGTTCTTGCGACTCACCGTCACCGGGTCAGGTAATAGCGAATCACCGAGCGCGGCTTATATCGCAGCTGTCTGTATCCTCGGCAACCCTCACATAGCTCCGGTATCGTAATGTTCAACGTCATCAAGGCATTTACTTTCTGTATTGATGGCATCCACCCGACAGAGTTCGGGGAAGGTCTGCACGACCTCCCCGAACGCGTGGCAGCGGTCGCGCTGGCCGAAGGGTGGGCGGTGGAAGAAAAGAAGCCAGAAGCGGCGACAGTAAAGCCGAAGCGGGGTAGAAAATGAAAAGCGTAATTGTGGTCATTCTGTCGTTGCTAATTCTGTCGGCCATTGCCTTTGCTGAAAAATCGCTACTCTCGACTGATGGGAAAGGGATCAGGGTGCAAGGCTTCTCCCCTGACCCTGCAAAGGACGTTATTCTGACCGGAAACCGGCAAACGGTAGATATGTCCAATGACGTTGCATGGGGATTATCCCCTGCATCTGATTGCAAATACCGGAATCACTCAACCGTTACCGTGACAGGCAATTTAAAAACAATTGTTGGCGGGACTGACCGCGTGAGAGTCGTCAACGAAAGTGCGGCATTCGGCACTTATTCGGGCGCTGGGTGTGCTAACGAGATTCTTGAGAGGCAATAAATGCCGGTAATCGTCACCACACCGCCGACCGTCGAACCCGTAACGCTGGCCGAAGCTCGCGCACACTTGCGGCTGAACTCTGCCCCTAACTTTGCGGCAGGGTTGGCCGACCAGACGGTTACGCTCCCGGCCACAGGGTCATACACCCTCACCATCGTCGGTGCTGGTTCGGTGGCAATAGCGGCAGGGACGGCAACGGGTACCGGGTGGGCAACGGCAACGGCTGCAGCTCCAAAAACGGTAATCCTTGCAACCATCGGGACGGTGACGCTTGACGTAACTGGAATAGTGACAGCGATTACCCTTTCCCTGGTACTGGAAGAGGACACGATGGTTTCCTCTCTCATTGTGTCGGCCAGGGAGCAGGCCGAAGCGATTACCCGCCGCGCACTCATCACGCAAACGCTGAAATTGTACCTCGACAGTTTCCCGGCAGAGATTGAAGTACCACGACCCGCCCTGCAATCGGTGACGGCTATCAAATATCTCGACAGTGACGGCACAGAACAGACACTAGCCGCTGACCAGTATCGGGTTGATATATCATCCCTCCCGGCGCGGGTCGTCCCGGCATATGGCTGTACATGGCCGACTATCCGAGGCGACATAGGCGGCGTCAACATTGAGTACGTTGCCGGGTACGGATTGGCAGCGGATGTGCCGCAGTCGATAAAACAATGGATGCTCTTGGTTATCGGGGCAATGTGGGAAATCCGGGAGCAGATAGTCACCGGCCAAATTACCGACCTTACCGGCTTCGCTGACGCTCTACTCGCTCCGCATCGGGTGATTACGTTTTGAACGCCGGGAGCCTGAGACATAGAGTAGCCCTTGAGCAAAGAAGCGTCACCACGGACACATTCGGCGGCGAGGTTGTGACCTGGGTTGCCTTCGCAACGGTCTATGCCGACATCCAGCTGCTTTCTGGCAGGGAGTTGATAGCAGCGCAAGCGGTACAGTCTGAGATCACCGGCAAGATCATCATGCGCTATCTGCCCGGAGTAACGGCAGGCATGAGGGCGCGGTACGAGGGCAAGATTTACGACATTCAGTCCGTCATTGATTGGGGCATGCGGCATAGGGAATTGAATCTGATGGTTTCGGAAGGGTTGAGCAATGGCTGACATTCGCACAGGCTCCATCCAGATTACTGGACTTGCCGACCTTGAGCGACGGCTGAAAGAGTTACCCGACAAGCTGGCAAAGAACGTGTTACGTGGGGCGGTTCGGGCGGGTGCGGTGGTTGTCCAGAAGGAAGCGAAGAACCTATGTCCAGCCAGCGCGGAAGCCCATTATCTCGGCAAAGGTAGCAAGCGGGTGCTGATCCAGCCGGGAGAACTCAAGAGGAAGGGCATCAAGGTACGTTCAGCCCCCCGGAAAGATTCAAAGTACGCCATTGAGTATTGGGTGTATGTCAGCAAGAAATTCTGGCACTGGAAATTCCTCGAATTTGGCACCGTCAAGATGGCTCGGAAATCATTTCTCAGACCAGCTTTCGATAGCCAGAAAGAAAAAGCAACCGCAGCAATCCGCGATTACATGGCAACCAGAATCGACAAGGAGCTAGGAAAACTTGGCCGTTGAAGGGGATCTGAAAACTTTGCTCGGAACGCTGGTGTCAGGGCGATGTTACCCGCTGGTAGCGCCCGACCTGACACCTACCCCGTATATCGTCTATTCGGTGATCTCCAATATCCCGCAGACGACCCTTGACGGTCCCACGGGGACAGAAAACCGGAGAGTGCAGTTCGATGTATGGGGCGATACTTACGGAGCGGTGAAAGCCCTTGAAGTGACCGTCAAGTCAACAATGGCGGCGAGTGTAATAAGAAATCTGCCGCTTTCCACGATGGATATGTACGAATCGGAAACGAAACTTTACAGGGTAACGATGGATTACTCAATCTGGACATAAGGAGTCAATCATGTCAGTCAATGCCGTACCAGCGCAGGGAACGACCCTGCATATTGAAGGAAGCGCAGCATCAGCGGAAGCCTGCACCGCTATCACAGTCGGGATGCCTACCATTATCGCCATAACCGGCCACGCAGGGGTAGCAAATGGCGATGTTGTGACGCTTGCGGCGTTTACCGGAACAGACGCAGCCCTGGTGAACAGTAAGGCCTTTACCGTCCAGAACTACGCAACCGGGGCGACAAACGACACGTTCACCATCAACTTGAATACCGTTGGCAAAACCATCACCCTTGGCGCGGGTACGGCGACCCCTTCCGAGTGGATTAAGGTCGGAGAGTTGACCGACATCAAGGGAACTAGCGACACTTCCCCGGACATCGAAGTGACCGACCTGGATTCAGACGCCAAAGAATACCGGCAGGGCTTGCCCGACACTGGCAATATCACAATGAACATGTACTGCACTGATGCCGACACAGGCCTTGCCGCAATCGAGGCGCAGTTTGACGCACGTTCGATCAAGAACTACAAGATCACCTATCCCGAAGGAGCGACCCCGATCAGAACTTTTGCGGCCAATGTGAAGGCATTCCCGAAAGTGGGCGACGCATCGAAAGACGGCGTGGTAACGGGTACGGTAGAACTGAAACGCTCTGGCGTGGTTACAAAATCGTAAGAAAGGGAACACATGCTCGACAAGAACTCTATTTTAAACGCCCTTGACCTTAAGCGAGAGGTCATACCCTGTCCAGAGTGGGGTGGAGATGTAACCATCCAAGAAATGAACGCCCTTGACCGGGATAGGTTACGGCAGGAAATATTTACCCAGGAGGGCGAAATTGACACGGTGAACCAGGCCGCGAAAGTTCTCGTCCGGTGTATCGTCGGCGCTGACGGATGTAGGCTGTTTGCCGATTCTGACGCCGAAGCCCTCGGCAAGAAATCAGTAAAAGTAACTCAACGCCTGTTTGCTGTTGCTCAGGAATTGAACAAATTAAGCGTTGACGATGATGAAATAAAAAACTCCGCGCCCGACCTGAACGAGTCTTTGCCTTCCGACTCTGTTTAGCGTTGGGCTACCCTCACCCTGACGCGCTGCTGGCTTCCATCAGTAGCAGTCAGCTTACCGAATGGATGGCATACGCAAGCATTGAACCATTCGGAGAGCACCGGGCAGAACTCCGACATGGGCAACAGATGCACCTACTTGACCGCGCCCATTTCAAACGAGACGAACCTTTATCTCCGGTTGACTTCATGAACTTTGTAGACCGCCAAGAGGAAACCAAATTGACCCCACAGGAAATGGCAGACAGGATCGACCGTGAGGTTTTCGGAATATGAGCAGCCTCGGAGATTTAACCGTAAAAATCAGCGCCGACTATGCCCAATTCCAGAGCGACATGGGGAAAGTCCACAAGTCCACCACCGACGCTACAAAGGGGATGATCGGAGGCTTTGACAATTTCGGCAAGGCCGTTTCCGGTGCTACCAAGATACTCAGTGGGCTGGCTACCGTGGGAGCTGTCACGGCACTTGCGGGTATGGCAAAGTCGGCCATAGACTCTGCCGACGAAATCGGCAAGATGTCGCAGAAAGTGGGGCTGTCAGTCAAAGAACTTTCAGCCCTTAAATATGCCGGGTCGCTGGCTGATGTGAGCATTGAGCAGCTTGGCGTGGGGATGAAGCAGTTAAGCAAGAACCTCGTTGAAGCCGAAGCCGGTAGCAAGGCCCAGGTGGCGGCATTTAAAGCCCTTGGAATCGAAACGCGGAACACGGACGGAACCCTCAAGACAAACAACCAGGTGATACTTGAAGTTGCTGACGCTTTTGCCGGGATGGAAGATGCCAACGTGAAGACCACAATGGCAATGAAAATTTTTGGCAAGTCTGGCGCAGACCTTATTCCGCTACTGAACGCCGGGTCCGATGGTATCGAGGAAATGCGGAAAGAGGCTGAACGGCTCGGCCTTGTGCTAGACGAAAAGACCACGAAAGCCGCCGAAGAATTCAACGACAATTTAACCCGGCTAGAGTCGAAATCCAAAGGGCTTGCCATGACTTTGGCAGAGGTCTTGTTGCCGCAATTGGTAGAAGTCACCGACAAACTCAACCAGATGGCGCAGGCAAAAGGCCCGGCCGGGAAACTTCAAGCGTGGATCGATACCGGATGGGGGGACGAGGGGCCGGGTTTCGCGTGGTCGACTGACGAAGACAAAAAAGCATGGGCGCAGCGAACGGGCAAATTCCACAAGGCCAATATTCACTCAGCAACGGGAGACGAAGTAACGCAGGTTACTACCGCAGCGAATACAAGCGCCCTTGACAAGTACCTCAAGTCTCTTGAAGACCAAGAAAAGAAAACAAAGAAAACAGCCAAAACAATCAAGGATTATACCAAGGTTGTTGCAGAATTAACCGATGCCCGAAAATTAGCAGACCCCGTATTAACCGACGAAAACCGGCAAATGCTCCAACTGGATATGAAGTATGCCGACCTCATAAAGACGTATCCGAAGCACCAAGCCGAATTGCTGAAAAATCTGGAACTGGACAAGCAACAAATAACCCTGAAAAAGGAACTGTCTGCACAGCTCGAAATCCAGAAGGAACAAATCAAGTGGTTTCTGGCGAATGCCGAAGATTACGCGGCTATTGAGATCGGCAACGAGGACATTGCCAATTTCGGAAGTGGTGGGCTGAAATCTCCGAAATCGAAGAAAGAAAAGAACTCCCTCATGGGCGATGTGCCGGGGCTTTTACTCGGCGATGAAGTAACGTCTTATGATGAGGCCAATAAAGAAAAACTGAAACTAGAAAAAGAATTTAACGACGAAATGATGTCGATGAAGATCGACGCTGCTGAACAATCCGTAGAGTTACTAAGGTCTATGGCCGGGGAAAACATCGCAGTACAGATGGGCCTGCTTCTTGTTGAGAAATCATTGGCTATCGCAAGAATTATTACCAACACAGAGGTAGCAGCCAGCGCAGCACTGGCCATACCCGTAGTTGGCGAAGCAAGGGCGGCTGCGATTAGGGCAATGGGCGCAGTTAGTATCGGTATCGTAGCAGCATCAGCGGTTATCGAAGGTATCCAGACCATCTCCGGCAAAAGGGCTTTAGGCGGCAAGGTAGCCCCCTACTCTACATACCTTGTCGGCGAGAGAGGGCCGGAACTTATGACCACGGGATCAAATGGTGGTTACGTTACGCCCAATAGTGCATTGGGTGGGTCAACCTATGCCCCGGTATTCCAAATTGACGCAAGAGGCTCAAACATGACCCGCGCAGAAATGGAATCCATCGCCAAGCAAGCAACGGAAAGAGGCAAGGCTGAAATCCTCAACTCAATGAACCGAGGCGGCTCGTTCGCCTTTGCCAGCGGGAGGCGTTAATGAGCATCCTGACTTTCCCGACACTCAGCCGATCAGCACCAACGAGTTTTGTTTTCCCGCTTACATCGAACACGCAGACGTTTGAATCTCCGCTCAACAAGACCATACAGACTTACGAACTCCCCGGCGCGAGGTGGTCATTCACCGGCACATGGGAAAACCTCACCGACCTTGACGCAAGGATTATAAAGGGCTGGTTGGCGAAGCTGAGAGGGGCAGCAGGGCGTTTTTACATGTGGGATATGCAACATCCTACCCCGTCCGGTTTGGCTTACGGTAATGGGTTTTTGGGCGGCTACACTCCCGACAATACCCTTGTGACGAACTGGTCTGTGTCTCTTTCTTTGACCGCCGACAATACCCATTTCACCGCTGACAACACGATGCTCGACACCACTTCATCGGCTTTCGTCTGGTTTGAACCCGGCGATTATATCGGCGTTAATGGTGAACTGAAAATGGTCACTGACCGCGCGGCGGGGAGTGTTGATGGTGTGGTAATAACCGTGGAACCACCCTTCCGCACGCCTCCCCCGGTTGGTTCCGCTATCACTCTTATTAAGCCGACATGCGTCATGCGGCTGATGGATGATTCGCAGGATAAGATGGAATACAACAAAGACCGGAACTGCACGACCGTTTCTATCTCAGGGATCGAGGTTTTTTGATGAGGACGATGCAAGAAGCGGCGGCCGATGCCCTGCAAGACACCAATGTACCGTATATGGTGCTGGTGGAACTGGATTTTGCAGAGGGGTTTGTCCGGCTGACGAATGCTGGATACGATTTTATCTGGAACGGCTACACATGGACCGGCGCCGGGAATCTTGGGAGCATATCTAACATCGAGGAAGGGCAAGAACTCCAAATGTACGGCTGTACCCTCACCTTGACCGGCATAGCGTCTGACTATGTTGCCAAGTGCTTCGGAGTGGGCTATTCGGGCAGGGCGGCGACCATCTACCTTGCACCGCTTGACTCCAATTATACCATCCTCTCTGACCCGGTGGTTATCTTCAAGGGCCGTATGGATACCATGCCGATCAGCTTAGGCAATGAATCAGTCCTCCAGATCACCATCGAAAGTAAATTGGTGGATTGGGAGCGGCCAAGAGTCCGAAGATACAATAACGAAGATCAGCAGGCAGAGTTTCCCGGAGATTTGGGCTTTGAGTTTGTGCCGCAAATGGTAGAAAAATCTCTTTTGTGGGGGAGAGCGGAAGATTGAGAAAGGAAACCTGGCCGACAGATTTAGCCGTTTTTATCGAATCGCGCATGAACGCCCCGTTTGTATGGGGAATCCATGATTGTACCCTGTTTGCGGCTGATTCGGCTTTAGCGATAACCGGAGTGGACCCTGCCGAGTCTTTCCGTGGAACCTACAACAGCCAGACAGGGGCAGCAAGGATCATCGTTGAGCATGGATCTTTCCGAAACCTCGTCAACACATACATGGGCGATGAAATAAACCCGAAAATGGCGCAGAGGGGCGATTGGGTATTAGTCGAGCAGGACGGGTCCGAAGCCTTGGCCGTTTGCGTAGGGGTTAACATGGTAGCGGCCGGACAGAGTGGATTAGTTTTCAGGCCAATGTCAGACGCTATCACAGCGTGGAGGATTTCTTAATGCCGCCAGTAGTAGCCGCCATAGCAGTAGCACTTGGAGTTTCAACGGCAATGGCGACTGTGATACTCGTTTCCGCTGTCATAATGGTGGCAAGTATCGCCTATTCAGCCTACCAGATGGCGACTATGCCCGACATGCCCGGCTATTCCGCAGAAGTTCGCGGGCGCACTCAGGTTGTCCGGTCAGCAGTTACCCCGCACAGAATCATTTACGGACAGGTGATGGTATCGGGGCCATTGGTTGCCGCGTTCTCTTGTGGTGATAATAACAAATTCATCTATCTGGCTATCGTCCTCGCGGCCCATGAGGTTGAGGAAATAGGGGATATTTATTTCGGAGATACTCTTGCGACTGACGAGAAGTTCGCGGTTAGGGTGGCCGTTTCCGCTGAGACGCATACGATTACAGATGGCATCGTCACGCTTGCTCATGAGCCTGTCGCGTCTCCCGCCCCTGTAATCTGGTGGTACACTGACGACCCTTCGCCATTGTGGTCGATTCTTGATCCTTCTGAATATTCCGTAGCTGGCACAGTGGTTACTTTCACCGGGCCATCGATCACGGATGGAACGCAGACCCGCTCATACTACACGTACTCAAGGCCTCTCTGGCAGGTGACAAAATACCTTGGCACAGCGACCCAGGCCGCAGACCCCGATCTGATTGCCGACGCCGTTGACGTTAACGGTAATCCGGCATGGACTACGGCGCACCAGTTGAAGGGCCGGGCATACATCGTTGTGAGGCTTGAATACCTTGTAGTAGGGAGCGAAGTGCAAGGCTTTCCACAAGGGATACCAAACATTAAGGCCGTGGTCAAAGGGGTCAAGGACATCTACGACCCACGCACAGAGACAACCGGATATACGACTAATTGGGCGCTTTGTTGCCGCGATTACCTCGTCAAATCTCATGGGCTGAAATGTGACAGCACCGATATAAACGATGATTTCTTCATTGCTGCCGCAAATATCTGCGATGAGGACATGGCGCTTTATCCCTCTGGTACTGAAAAAAGATACACCGCCAACGGGTGCTTCAACCTTGACGGCAAGCCGGTCGACATCATGAAAAAGCTTCTGACCGGGGCAGTTGGGCAGATGGTGTGGTCTCAAGGGCAGTACAGCATTTTCCCGGCAGCATATAATACGCCGGTATCAAGACCCCTCACCGAGTCGGACTTGAGAAGCAATATTTCAGTGATGCCTGCACCGTCAAGAAAAGACAAGATCAACACGGTAAGGGGAACATTTGTCAATCCCGATCAATACTGGCAACAAATGGACTTCCCTGTTGTTCAGCTTGCCACGGCACTGGCGATAGACGGTGAAGAACTTGTTGACAATATAGAACTTCCCTACACGACGAGCGGGACCACGGCGCAAAGACTCGCGACGATCCACTTGAACAAAAAGCTGTTGGGCATAGCCGTTACCTTTCCCGGAAAATTGACATGCTTCCGGTATCAGCCGCAGGACGTTGTGCCTGTGACAATTGCTCAACTTGGGTGGTCAAATAAGCTGTTCCGTGTGACAAATTGGGGGCTGTCCGACGATGGCGGGGTTGACCTTGTATTAAGAGAGGAAGATCCCGACATTTACGGATGGACCAGTACCCAGGCGCAGAATTACGTTTATCCCCCTGTTGCCCTTATTGACTGGCCTCCTACCCTTATCCTTCCATCTCCGACGGGCGTAGCGGCAACGGGTGGCGCGAGCCAGATAGAACTGGAATGGGTGTCTGTTGCCGGGGCTACATCGTACAATATTTACTGGTCAACGGTGGCGGGGGTAACGAAAGACAACGGAACGAAAATAGCCTTACTTTCCAGCCCTTACACGTTGACCAGCCTTGACGCGGATACAGATTATTATTTTGTTGTGACGGCTTTTGACGGAACAAGGGAAAGCGCCGACTCAGAACAGGCTACAGCCACCACGGACGCATAAGGAGAATTATGGATATCATTAATATTGGGCTTACGGCTGATGATCATACTGGTGATCCGCTACGGACGGCGTTCGACAAATGCAACGACAATTTTGCGGAGTTGCTATCGGTAATCACTGACACCCCGATTGAAGGCGTGACGATCAATTTTGACGACATGGTGCAGATACTTGCGTCAATGCCGGATACTACGGCAAATTATGCCAGTCTTGCGGCGGCTGTGGCGGCAATAGGTATCACCCCTAAAACTTTATGGATTCCGTCAGACCAAACTGTTTCTGATGATTTGGTTATCCCGGCGACATTGCAAATAGTCCCCCTTAATGGTGCGAAAATAACCATAGCATCCGGCAAAACCCTCACCGGACTTAAGGAAGCATATCCTGAGTGGTTCTCCAATGGCCTAATGGGAGCAATCAACTCAGGGGCAAAGAAAATATTCCTTAAACCGGGTGGAAGCTACGCGATCACTGGAACTGTTGGTTCAGCGCTTGCCACCATCAGCGGTTATCAGGGCTTTGAATTAGTTGGCCCCGGCGCAACGATCACCGATGACCAGACCTACACCGGGACACAAACGGCTACCTTCTTGTCGTTTGTCGGCTCGAACAACATCTACATTGACCCGAGCATCAAGTTTGTATCCCAAGCCTCCAACAACGTAGACCAGCGCGGTATGACCTGGTTCAAGTTTACAGAAGGATGCAACGGTATTTCGGGCGGTGCTGAGATAGTCGGTGGCCTTCACGGCTTCTATTTCCAGCAAGGTTCTCCGATGCTTCCGGCTAATGTGAGTAAAAATATTGACCTCGACATTCGGGCAACAACGGTCTACTACCCGTACCTTGCTGAACGGAGTGGTGAAAATGCCAAGGTAAGAATAGACGGAGACGGCAACGGCAGAGATTTCTTTATCTTCGGTGGGGGAAATAACACCACGGCTGATATTAAAAGCAAGAACCAAACTGGGGCCACTATGGTGTCATCTGCTTCTGGTGGCGAAGGCGGGTCAAACATAACAGTCAATTTCACCGATACTGCCAGCGACCAGACGGCGAGTGCCGATAGTTGGCATACCGGACTTCAGTTTTATAATGAGACTCCGGCCACTTTCCGCAATATCAAATTCAATCTGCACATCATCAATCCGGCTACACTGACCAACAAAGACTCTTTCAGGATCACAAAATATAACAATGTTGGCGGCGCAGACTCAACCGGCAGAGGTCACATCCTAGATAGTTTTGAATTGACCGGCTACTCTAGCCAGGTTGATACTTCGGACCATGTTGCCATGATTGGCGCCTTTGCCTCGACTGATAAAATACGGAATTTCCGAATCAAGGATTTCTACGGGGCGGGAGTGACGGAAGGCGGGTCAAGAATCGTGCTCAATGGGCTTGGCAACGCACTTCAAGACATTGCCAAAATTGACGATGTGTATCTCCCGGTGGGCGTAATCAGCCTAGTACACACGACGGGAAGTGCTGTATTTTCGCGCTGCACTGCTCTTGATCTGACAGACTCAACATCCGACACAAGCCCTCAGGACTATATCTCCTGCAACATTACCAACGGAGACATCCAAAGCAGGCTCAACAAGAAACTGGTCAATACAAGAATAGGGTCTATTGATTATTCGGTCCCGAATGGCTATAGCAAAAACACAGGGTCAATTGCTGACAATGCAGAATATGACCTCACATTGAATGGCAACGTCAACCAGCAAGGGTTTTTGTTTGTAACCAGAGGGGGTGGCAACACTGCCGTATTTAATCTCGGCGGTGGGAACCATACAGTACAGGAAGCCCTGGACCCCAACAATGGGTTCTCGGTGACAAAAGACACTGCTGGATTTAACGTCTATTGGGCGGCGGACAAGTATGTCCTGCAAAATAAATCTGGCTACGCAGAAACTTACGGAGTTGACCTTACGTACTTCACAAGGATGGATTAAATGAAACAGCTACTCACGATAATCTTTGCCTTGAGTTTGTCAACTTCAGCCCTGGCTTTCGACTTCGACAGCTACTCATTCAACTATGGTGGCGGGAACAGGAAATGCACAGACATTCTCCCTGTGCCAACATTCTCGCCCACGTCAGTAGCTTATGGAGACAAAGACACCGGCACAACTACAGACTCAATTGTCACCCTCACCAACTCTGGCAACGGGGTACTTTCGGCGGCGAGTCTGGCGGTGACGGGAACCTCATTTTCCTTACAGTCAACAACGTGCGGAAGCAATCCTTTTAACCTTGCGGCCTCTGCCGATTGCACCGCTACGGTGAGGTTTGCGCCGTTGACGGCTGCGAGTTTCACCGGCAGTTTGACGCTTTCTGCTCCGAATCTTGATAATGTGGTGGTGGGGTTGAGTGGGACGGGAACAGCCTCCGAGGTGGCATATTTACTGAACCAGAATTTCGAGGGAGCAGGATACGATAATAGTGAGACATGGACGGAGACATTAAACGGTGGAACTATTAACGAAGACTACACAACGATAGCCTTGTATGGATCTCAGTCCCTCAATATGATAGCTCCTGCTGCAAACGCTCCTCTGCTGGTGTCTCCTACATTTACCGCAACGCCAACTCCGAGCCTGTTTCTAGCATTCAGATTTAACGTATTGCCAACCAGTGCAGATCAGCTAATAAAATTCAGGAATGGGAGTACGGAAGTTTGTAGGATAAATTACAATAGCACAAACCAGGTGATATCAGTCACATCTGGGGCAGATACACAGGCCCTTTTAACTGGCGCGGTAATCAATACAACGTATTATCTCTGGATAGATCAAACGGCATCTACCGGAGTGGCTATTGCCTATCTCTCCACAACCACAACCAAACCAGAAACAGGAGTGACGGCAAACAAGGGCAGCGCATCTGCCGAAACGAGCAACATGTTCGTCAAGGCATGGAACTCAATGGATATAGTGGTGGACAGGATTTTACTCAGCGATTCAGTTATAGGGAGTAATCCGTGAGATATTTACTAACTGCATTATTGTTCTTTATGCTTTCAAGTGAAGTGCTCGCACTGACAGACATTACTGCTACAGGAATCGCCGGTAGTGGGTTTCCGGTAGCTTTAACAACGGCGGGAGAAACCTACCAGCTTACGGAGAATATCAGTTGTGGCACGACTTGCTTTACAACTAAAGCCAGCAACATCACTGTTGACTTGAATACCTTCACAGCCACATTCGGAGCGGATAATAACCCAGGCGTTTCAGATACCGGAATGGAAGCATGGACTGACAGCAGTACCCTCGCCAACTGGACAATGTTGAGTGGTACAGTGGCTCAGAGTTCAGCTATCCAGTGGGGCGATTATGCGGCTACACTATCCCCAACAGCCAGCATTAAATCAGATACCGTAACACTGAACGCCGGTCAGACATATGTTTACTACGCAGTAGTGCGTGGGGCATCAACTGATTCCTATGTCGTGTCGCTAAATAGGGCGTCTGATGATGAAGTTCTCGCTACAGCAAGTATTTCTGGCGCACTCCTTGAGCGTGGTTTTTCTATGGCTGACGGCGTAATCCCGGCTACAGAAAATGAATATAAACCCGTTGAGAATGTCGATGTTTACCTCAAAATAACCTGCTCAGGAGCGGCCAATAAGGTTTTGCACGTTGCTGACATCCGACCAGCAAAGCACTATTTCCTAATCAACAGTAGCTACTATCAGTCAGTATTGACTCCTGATATTGCATCAAGTTTTTTCTCGACTGCCATCACCGGACTGACCATCACGAACGGAACGATTGCCCAAGGTGCGGGCGGTGCTGTCAAAAGTGCCGCATTGTATATGAGTGCCAGTGACGGGCTGAATGTCAACAATGTGACGATAACCCTGTCAGGCAACAATACCACTGGAATCAGGGCAGCGGGCAGCGTGACGCTGGACACCATATCGACCAACACAACCAGTATTCTTAATTTCAACAGGATGCATCCACCTGCCACTTTCGATTTAATACCAGCGGCCACGGGGGCCATCGAAGTAAGTGGTTGCACCCTTCTCAACGATCCTGAAATGAGTATAAGGATGGTCTATGGATATCTGCTGGATACTGATACGCACACCACGTCAATCCATGACAACCTTATCAGAGGCAAGGAACAGGTCACTGAAGGATATGCGATAGCACTATCAAGCATTGGCAATGCGACCATCTACAACAACGACATTAACCCCTATTCGGGCAGGGGGATTTTAGTTGATGCTTCATCAGGGGCCGCAGGTTATATCAGCGGGTCAAAAAATGTTACGATCAGAGATAACACTATCCAGAACATCCACGAATTCCCAAATGTGGAATATGGGGCGACCGCACTTGAAGCCGTTGCTATTAGGATAAGGGATTGGGGTGGTACTAATCCGGTTCAAGGTCACAGGAACCTGAAAATATACGAAAACACAATCTCAGTTTATGTTGATTCTACTACCACGCATAGATCGTACGGTATCAACACATCCACTAAATCGGCGGTTTCAGACATAGAAATCTACGATAATACCATAACCGCTGCCCTTAATTCGTCAGGCGGCGCGGATTGGGAAGCTGTCGCAATTGCCATGCAGAACATCGACATGCCGGAAGGTGGCGTTTTCACTGTCCGCAATAATGTCATTTCGGGCAATATTGGCTTCCGTTTTGGTGGGAATGATGGTGCTCCGGTCAAAGGTGTGAGCATCTACAGTAACACGATAGCGACCGATAAAGCGGCACTACACTATGATGGATACTTAGGTCCATTCTCCGATAATTCAATTTACTGCAACGCTATAGAAAACACCGCAACTGATGGACATATCGTTTATTTCGCAGACGGCACGCCAACGGTTTCAAACCAGTATTTTTCGAACAATCTTTTCACTAACGCTAACTCGTCGGGATATGAAGTCTTTACGACTAAGGATTATTCCGCGTCGGCTTTGTTTTGCGGGAGTGGGACAGTTGATGTTACGGGGGGTGGCTCCATTGGATCCGCTTCTGCACCTTGTCAAGACGGAGCAACTGGTTGCTATTCATCCGCTGGTCTGTCTGGTGGGACTCCTAGTGATATTATTGCCCCGGTAGTCACACCCTCAAAACAATCTGGCAGGTACACCACGCCGCAAACCGTGGAACTCTCAGCCAACGAGACAGCAACATTCTACTACACCCTCGACGGCACCACGCCGACAGAATCAAGCACCGAGTATTCGGCGGCAATCCCAGTGCTTCAAAACGAAGCAGAGACAGAGTTAAGAGTTAAAGCAAAAGATGCTGCGGGCAACTGGTCCACGGAGCAGGTTTATAGATATAAATGCCAGATTTGCAGATAGCTCCACGACCATCAACCACCGTGAAGGAGATAAAGGATGCCCGTTGACTCAAGTACTTTAATCGTAGCCGGAATTATGGCAGTAGCAAACTTTGGGGGGATCGCCCTCGTTGCCAAGAAGTACTCTGAATCAGTCGATAAACATAATGAAGTTCTCCCCGGCATGGTAGCGTCGCTGGAAAATATATCAAGTAACGCCGAGCGGACAAGCAGGCACCTGGAAGAGCTCTTTGCGGCGAAGAATGAGCACTCTGAGCGGTTGAAACAGATCGAGACAATCCACCAGATAAGAGGCTGTAATGAGCCGATAGATTCACGATGGAGAAACCCGTCGATGGAGGGGTGATGGTCGATTGCTACCGGAAACAAGATTGCGAAACGGCGATACGGGGCGAGGGCGCTTGTTCCCGGCGCTTTGAATCCGATCGATGCCCTCATACCATGTTAGGAGAGAATGACGATGACGAGATGCAGTTACCATCCGACGGGGCAGTGTCCGACGAGGAACCTGAGTGACTGCATAGCATTGGGCGCCAACAGCCCATGCTTGGAGGGTCAGAATGTCCGAGATAACATTGAACATGATACGCAATCTGCAGACCGAGAACGCGGAAATACGCCGGGAGTTACGAGAACTGTCTATCGAGCGGAACGAGTGGAAAGAAAAAGCCGTGGGCATGATGCATGAATTAACGTACGCCTGCGAACGAGCGAATAGGAAAGGATTGGTGGCGATAAAATGCCCTGTAGAAACCTAGCAGACTGCCCCATTGAGGCCAAGCGGTGCGACCATTGCACAAACAACGAAGAGCCTGGAGACGGGCTACAACCGGGGATGACGGAGAGTGAAGAATGAACACATGGCCGAAACAGTCTGAATGTCTATCTTTCTACGGCAATCCGCGAGACCCCAAGTTTGAGTCACATGATCTCGTAAGCGTGCCATTCCCCTGGCTAGCTGTTACATCGTGGAGTGGAGAGAGGGTGAAGGGCGCTCTCGTCCATAAGAAATGTGCCGCTTCCCTTGAAAGGATCTTTGCTCTTCTCTGGCTCGCGGCGAAGCAGTCACAGGATACCATTAACGAATGGGGGCTGAATAAGTTCGGCGGCGGCTATGTATTCCGTCAGATGCGTGGGGGTAAGAGTCTTAGCATGCACTCATACGGTTGTGCGGTGGACTTCGACCCGGCCCGGAATGCCATGGGTGATGACACTCCGCATTTGAAGGATTGCCCTCTCGTTCTGGCGGCTTTTAAGGCTGAAGGGTGGACATGGGGCGGCAATTGGAAAGGTCGGTCAGTGGATGCTATGCACTTCCAGGCGGCTACAATTTAAGGAGAACACATGGAAAACTTTAAAGCAATGTTTGCAAGCTGGCAACCAAACCTAATCGCGGCGATAACCTGTTTCTTCGGGTTTGTCCTACTCAAGCCTATCTACTTCCAGCCGTGGCTGGTCGATGTGGCAGGGTACGCGGCCCTTGGTGGGTTCGCAGTATTCGGTCTCGTAGTAAAACAGCACAATGCTACTGGAGGGACGGTGGTTATTCCTTCCAACGAAGCGGCAAAGGAAGCGGTGCTTAATCCCACAGCACCAGAAAAAGGAGAAAAGTAATGGCAAAGTTCAACTTCAATTCGTTCATGCAGAATTTCACCACAACGGCAATCAACGGCGCCAGGGTCTACGAAGCAAAACAGAGCGAGGGTAAATCACTTCACGGAGCCGATTACGTCAACCTTGGCATAATGGGCCTTGTCGCTATCCTGTCGGCGTTTGGTGGAGATGACAAGGAAAAGGAATAGTGAGCCTCCCGCCGTTCATATTCGGCATTCAGAAGCGCAAGGACGGCGCTATCGTGACTTTCTCCGGTAGCACTGAGAAATTGAAGGCTTGGTTGCGGCGGTTGTTCAGGAAGGTTTGACCATGGCCGGATTAGGTTCCCTCTCCATTTCCTGGTCCGGCATTTTTTAATGAATCAGTAAACAATTTCTTGCATCAAGCGGAGTTTTGTTAGATAATTGTAGTTGCGAGAATAAAGAATCAACAGTACAATAATACATACTTTCAGCAATTACGCTGGCAAAAAACCTCAATAGAACCCCTTTAGATTCTTCGTTCTCGCAAAACGATAAAACTATTGGGGTTTTTTGTTGCCAAAATTTCCACTTCCAGCACCGGAACCCGACAATCATCAGACAACTATCGCATTGAGTGATGCCAGTTCACTCCTGGGAAGGATGTCGGCAGGTTAGTCAAAGGCTGGAAGTGGATTATTAAAATCCACGGTTTCAACCGCTCTTTTCCGTGCCGAGAGGCAAAATAAGAAACGAGAGAAACACGCATAGAGTCACTAAGGCGACAATCCCCTTATAAGGCACAAGGCGGGGGAGCGAAGGTTCGGCAGGGGTAAATAGCTGGGATCGAGCATAAACAGGCAACGTGGTTTTCATGTACCCGGCTCACCACCGTCAAAAGGTACCTGATAAAGTTGTCGCCGAAGTTTTGAGGTCGAAAGAAGTTCTTCCACCTAATCCCCAAAAGAAGATAGTGGATCCGTACCACATCGGCCTTGTGGACTTGCGCCTAAAATATGGATTGCCCAAACTGAGGGAGTGCGCTAAAATAAACCATCTCATCTGCGGTAGGGTGGCGGAGCTAGTTGATCGTGCAGGTCTGTAAAACCTGAGTCTATGACCACCGCTGGTGCGAATCCAGCCCCTACCACCAAAGTAAAAGGGCTATCCAATCGGACGGCCCTTTTGTTTGGTGGTTGGGTGACACTTGGGTTTATACTAACTTCGAATATTCCTTTGCGCACGATTTGTGCATTATCCGCATGTGTCCATCTGCCATGATTTCGGCAAAATGGTTGCCGTGTAGCTTTCTTCCGCATAACCAGCAAAATCTAGCCCGTGGTTTCATATTCCCTCACTCTTGGGGTTATCCGATATTCCAATACAACCACGCCCACTCTTTGAATGTGAAGCAGCTATATCCCGCTTGCCTTGCCTTGTATCCGTCGTATAATTCGCCTAGGGATTTCAGGTAACACTCCCCGGTGCCGGTGTCGTAAACGTCTACTATGTATTTTCGCGTTGCCCTCATGGGACTTGCCCTCACTCCCCGGCCAGCACATCCTCTCGGCCATGTTTATAAAAATGGATGCCGGATGATTTATAGTGGAATTCGATCAGTTCGATTATGTGAGGCTCTTGCCCATGGGCTTCCAATAGTCCTTTGATGTATTTCCAGTGGGCTATTACCAGCATTTCGGCCCTGGTTAACGCTTGGTCCTCCACGGGCGGCTCGTCGGGCGTCACTTCGACGTCGTCGAAATATACATAGTAATGCCCACGACTCGCCTTTTTTACGGCATAGCCCGTTTCCCCTACATGGATCACGGCAAACGTAGTGCCTACCAGATTCTTGTACCAGGTGTCCCCGGTACATTGCTTGATTCTGATTTTCATCCTTTCAACCTCCTATAGCATTTTATACCTGTCCACCAATGCAATATCAGCGGCCCCTTGCGCTCGGTAGTGGTTATTATTCCCGGCTTCTCTCCGCAGTAGTGACAGATGGTCGGGATTGATGGGCCGGTTTTACTCATCGAATGGGCCGTACTTGGCTTTGATGGCGTCAACAACATCGGATATTGCCAGATTGTACGTTCCTGCGCCAGGTCCATGTGGTTCAGCTCTTTCGTTGTTCGCAAGTCCAACAATCTCCCACGCTACCCGCTGTTCGGCGGTTTTGAGATCTGCCAGGAGGGAGAGGATGATTTCGGGGGCAGCCTCGTGCAGCCTGAAAAACGCTTTCATGTAGTCTCTGGCTTTTACGTGCGATTTATCAGCTTCTTCCAACATCTTCTCAATCTCGGCAATCTCGTATTTCATGGTTCACCTCGCGCAATCAATGGATGTGCAGATTTTACGCCCTGTGCCGGTCCTCGACAGCTTATTGCCACACTTGCGGCAGTATCCACAAAGTTCCGTGAACTCACCCCAATACCATTTAATTCGGAAGGCAATTCTTCGTAGCATCATTTCATCCTTCCTCCATATCATGCAACATACCTTCCTCATAATAATACTCTCCAAGAAAGTAAGCCGGAATAGCGAGTATTGCCAGTATCAGCCAGATCATTTAATCCTCCCTCTGAACATATTCCAGTCACCACCAACAATCATACCCAACAAGGAGGCTAGTTGCATTTGGTGGTTGGCTTGACGCCTTGATACACGATTGAAGCGGTCGTGGGTCATGTCAATTTGTTCTTCGGTCATCAACGTCCACGCTTCAGATTCTTGCGACTCGCGAAGTTCCCATTTCGCTCTTATCGAAGCCTGTTTTTCTTGCTCTCTCGCGAGCGCCAAGGCCTTTCTTTCTTCGAAACTGCCCCTTCTCCGAGCCTGTCCCATTTGCCCCTCCGTAAAAATTCCCCGCCAGTGAAGTACACCTTCTAAGCCCGACTTCATCCGAGAGGTCAGGTCATCCCCGGCTGGTAAATTGGGGCTGGCAGGGCAGGATGATTGTTATAGGTTTTTCAGGAGTCGGACACAGGTAGCAGCTGTCTGAACTACCTCTATCCGTAGCGCGGCCAAACTTCCCCCGCCCTCATGTATCTTATTGGCTTCCCTCAAAGCCTCTCCGCCCTCTCCTGATACCTTTGCCGTCATGTGGAGGATATCGTACCCTTCCCATGAGTGAAGCCTCTCGGCCCGTTCCAGTTCCTTGAGGATGTCGTTTAGTATTGGTGCTGTGTTCAAGTTGCCCTCCTGTTTTTCTTAAACCGCTATCCGATATTTCTCCCGACAAGGCCCGGTAATATAACTCTTTTTCTCCGCGTACCCTGCCGGTTCCAATTTCACCAATCTTTCAAGTTGCCACTTCATCCGCATAGCCGCCCGGTAGTCGCATTTGTACCAATCGGCCAAGTCTTGTATTGTCCAGGCGCGGTCACGGAAATGTAGCATAAAGGCAACGCCGCGCTGGAATGGGGAGAGACCGTCAGTCATGGTTGTTGTCGCCCCCATTCCGCTAAAAGTATTCCCTCGGCCATTCCGTCGTGGGCCTTTCTACACCGTGGCAATATTAAATTCACGGACGGGAAAAGGTTTTCACATCGCTTGATGGCGGCATCTTTGCCCTTGTCGGTTCCGGCCAACATAACTTTTTTCCACGCTTGGGGAGTCGGTTCAAGGATACGGAAGCCAAGGGCAGTACAAATACCCAATATTTCACCGTACCCTTTGCCGAATTTAAACGTAGAAGATACTCCCTGCTTGGGCATTGAGTGAACTTTCTCCACGGTGCATGTCACATTGTATCCAGCGTACGGCCTGAGTGCGTCATAGAGCTGTTTTCTTGATTCAGGCATAGGAAAGTATGCCTCTACCCCATCTCCGCTTAAAATGCCCACTCCCCCACTCATGCCGGGGTCAATCCCTATCCAGTAAAATAAATTCATCTTTCCCTCGCAATCCCGACATCTCCGGCCCTGCTCGGAAAAATCACAACGGCAGAACTCATCGGAGATGCGGGATGGTTGTTTTAACATATTAGTTCTTTCACCCATTCACACGTACCGTCAGCGTCAAGCTGGCATACCTTCTCGCCGTGCTGGTGTCGAAAGTTTACCGGGTAGTATGCCTCGCACCCTTGGCAGTATCGGCGGATCGGCTTTGGCGTTGGTATCCTATGCCCCGCACAGAGGGCAGGACACAGGTCAAAATAAAAACACTGGACCTTGCAATGTGCGGGGCGCGGGATCATATCCATTAGCGTATCCTTGCCGCAACCGTTTCGACAATGGCAAGACCGGGGAAGGATTTAAGGTCATTCGACTTGACCCAAGATTTGAGCGGGGACGCGCCGATCGTAACCATTGTGGGAGCCATGCCGCGCCGTACCAATTCGGCAAGGAAAGCCTTCAAGTCAGTAACGGTGATCTGCAATTCCTTCACCTGTCCGACATTGCCACCATCAAACTTTGCCGTCTCAACCTTCGGCGCAACCGTGACCGGCACGACATAGACATTTTCGGCACGCTCGAGAAGTTCCTCCGCTCTTTCGTCCTTGCCCTTTTCTTCTGCCTTTGTGGCGAGGGCGAGTAGCCTATCCGTTTCTTTCTTTGCGGCTTCCTCGGCGGCAAGTCGGAGTTTGCGCTCATCCTCTTGACGGATACGCTCTTGCTCCTGCAAAAACTCGTTCATCGACAGGCGCAAGGTATTCATGGCCTCTTTGACCGGCGCAAGCTCGTCAGCCTCTTTCTTCGTTACCGCTTTGTGGGCGGCGAATGCAGATTCCTTCAATGGTTTGAAAAAGTCCACGATCTTCTTTTCCAGGTCCTTCAACGACTTGCCAAATTCTCCGGCGGTCTTGAATGTATTCTGGTCGACGACCTTAATTGACAGTGCCTGTTGATGCAGCGTGACGGATTGACTTGTGATTTCTTCGGGTAGTATTTCGTTCATTGTTTCCTCCACCTTTCGATTTCTTTCCCCATGTTAAAGTAATCAAGCAAATAGCGGAACTTCTCCCAGGTTTTTGGCTTCCTTGCCGATGTAAAGACATACTCACCATCTTGCTTCAATTCCAGCGTATAGTGCTTGTATGGTCCCGGCGAGTGTCCGTCCGTGTTCATCCAGAGATGCTCGTAGGCTACGAGTTGGAGAGGGTCCGTGACCGGATTAAATGCCCTGGACTTGATGTCGATCACCGCTTGGCCGTCAATAATAATGTCGGCTGTTCCGGCAAACTTGAGCCTCGGGTGAAACATCCGCTTTTCGCAAACGTAACTTTCCCCGCTCAATTCGGTATCGGCCCACTTTCTAAATCCTTCAAGCGGTCGTTTAAGGTTTTCGTCAAGCCCTTCTTCGTCAAGGTCGTTCAGTAGAGACAACTCGCAAGCCTTGTGCAAGGCCGTCCCGTATTCCCCTGCCCGGCGAAGCACATCAGGATGTACCGCGCTGAAATCGTAAAGAGGTTTTATTACCCGTGTAACGGAAACAAGCGGCTTTCCATCCAGCGTGTAACAATGCCGTTTTTCGTTAAAGACAAACTCACTCATTGCCAGCACCCAAATTGGCTTTCTCACAGACACAAGGATTCTGTCGGCACTCGTTGCACACTTCCGGTAATGCTTCTTCCTTGACGGCTTTCTTCGCAAGGGCTTCCAGGCGATGACAGAGTATCTCGAGCGTCTTTTCGGTTTTAATCAGCCGGTAGTTTGCGTTACCTGGGACAACTTCCTCATTCTCTTTGCCCTTATTCTTGGTCCAGGTCGTAAGCTCCACAATCTTTTCATCCTTCGCGGCCTGGTCATCATAAAGCACGTCAAGAACTTCGGCAATGCGCGGGAAGTATTTCAACTGTGCTTCGTTCAGCTCTTCCGCTTTCTGGCTTTTCGATTGAGGCTGGCTTACTTCGGGCTTGCCTTTTTGCTCTTGCCGCATACCGTCAACATATTCTTCTGGCAAATCCTCAAGATCCTGTTCAAACACATCAGAGGCTGCGGTTGCCGTGAGGGTCAAATCAATCTGCGCCCGCTTCTTTGCCATCTTAAGGGCAGTATTCGCGAGGTCAGCGGGGTTTGTTCGGACTTGCCGGATGTCGCTGTTGCGAGTGTACTTTATCCGTTTGCGGTCTTCCGGCGTAGCTTCCCATTCCCGGTCGTTGACCACTCCGCGCCATTTATACTTTTCCTCATCCGTGGAACATTCCCCGATACCGCAACCGATAACCTCACCGGAAGGGATGACTCCCCTCGCCTTGACCCGGTAGCGGAAACAATCATAACTGCTCAGGTCTTCAACATCCAACTCAACAGCTATACGGAATGTTGAAAGGATCTTTTCGGAACCGGCCTTGTAAAGTGTCGGCTTCTGTGTCCCAGGTATCGTGCCGTAGTGGACATTTACCTTCATTACGGCCTTCAATACCTGCTGGATAAGGTTCACGTTCGCCTTAATATCAGAGGCGCTCAGTGGCCTATTTTCCATTACTGTTATATCATTCATAATCTCCCCCTTCGGTATCCTCATCCTCATTATAAACCGTGATCTCATCCTCTGGCACAGTTGGGGCCATGTTGTCGTAGCTCCGCTGGCAGATTGATAGTGCTCTGGCGTTTCTATCGGTCCTCATCTTCAAACCTCGCCTTGAGAGCGTTGTACCGTTCCCGCGCTTCCTTATCGGCCTTGGCTTCCAGTTCCGGCATATTCTCTTTTTCCAGAAACTCCCCGGTTTGGAGCGACGAATCAAACGCCCATACCGAAAGAGCGTCCGGCTTCATCTCGATTGAAACGTACCGCCCCGGCTTTTCCTTCTGCCATGCTGCCAGCTTTTCAAAATATGCTCCGTTCATGATCTCCCCCTTTATTTTATTCTGCCGTGTGTTATTTTACCAGACTCCCTTTGTTGCTTATTTCCACAATGATTACCTCGTGAACCTTCGCGCATTCCCGGCAAATTACGGCCCAATCGCCCAAGTTTTCAAGACTGTATGTGTCTCCACGAATATATTCTGACGGTTCGTTTTCATAGTTGAGGTTCGCATCATAGAAAACCTTGCATCCGCATAAATCGCAAAGTCTGTAATCGGCCATTGCCATAATAAAATCCTCCTTTTTTTATTCGTTCAACATCTTCCCAGCCCGATACCGCGCCTCCCCATTCATCTTCTTTTGATCGTACGGCTTAATGTCAATCTTCGGCACCAAGCTATACAGGCCGATAGCTACGGCGAAAAACAACAGGGTGATTGCCAGCATGTAGATTAGGCTTCGTGGTTTGTTCATATCACCTCCACGGCGTAGGCGTGTGCAAAGTAAGCGTACATGCCATAGTCAGGGGTGAATGATCCAAACATAAACGGGCTATCCGGTCTTTCGGTTAGGTCTCCGTACCCAAGCATTGAAAAATGGGCAAGTTCCTTTTCCCCGGCGAAAGAATCATTTGAGCCTAGTCCTATTATTGCGTAACGTTTCTTCATACCATCCTCCCGGCAAACGGCTGACTTACAGGGGCCACGTAGACACGTTTCAAAAGATACTGGCATTCAGGACAAAAGCTGCGTTCAACCGTGGCTTTAAAACAACACTGGCATGAGTGCTCTTTATATACTCGCTTCGATCTGTGCTTTTTCTTGTGCATAAACCCTCCTTAGAAGTGCCCTCGATCTTCCAGCCCCTTGAGATACGCCTCCTGCTCAAGTTCCAGCGTCCGCGCTCCGACAAAAAACAGCGTTGCCAACGTGCCAAGTGCTGAACCAGTAAAGAAACAGAGAATGTGAATCAGCATTTTACCTCCAACTCATCCATAGCCGCCCTGAGTTCGCCGATCAGCCCGGAGTACAGGGAACGGGATTTGATCATTGTGGGGAAGCCACAGGACAGACATTTACGGAATTTGCCTACAGTGTTGGAATATTCTTCGAATTGGGTCGAACCGCAATGACAGGTCATTTCTTATCCCTCCGTTCGAATCGTTCGCGCTTTTCCCTATAACTGGACGGCTTAACTACCGGTGCATTTTCGTATTCGGTTTTTCTCACCATAGCCGCTAAAGCTTTCTCAGCCTTGAAACACTTTTGGCATTTGCCGGTGCTGTTCCGCGCTTCAACCATTTTATCACATCCCGGAGTGGAGCATTTTACTAGGCGGGGAATCTTTGCTTCCTTGCGTGGACTTTTCTCCAACATGGGCAGGTCGATCCTGTGTCCGCAGATTTGGCAGCGCAGGGACGGGAACTCCCAGGAATGTATTTTGCCGCTGATGACTCTAAAGGATTTGCATTTCGGACATGAGATAGATCCGCAAATACTACACCATGCAGTTTGATCACCTTCTAATCGCTTTCCACCGCACGAAGGACACATTTATTCGCCCTCCGATATATCCCCAGGTTTGACCTTCATCTCCTTTGCCATGGCCGCAACGATGTTGGCGTTTACCTCCCCGCCGTCCTTTTCTAGCTGGGTGATTCTGGTAGATGTAGAATACCCGGCAGCTACGGCAATTTGTGCCCGTGTTTTGCCGGATTCCTCCAGTGCTTTCTTAAATTTTACCGCGTCGATCTTCATTTTGGCACCTCCTGTTTGATGACTTGTACTTTAAATCTATTTTCTATTTCTGTCAATACCTAATTTTAAATTTATTTGCTTGACTAGAATCTTTTTTTCGGTAATACTCCAATCGTAGTTAAAATTAAAGGGGGATGTATGAGCGACGATAAAGTTCCTGCTTTTTTTTGTAACTGTTGACGGAAAAAGGTACGGCCCTTTCGCTACCCGGTTTGAGCAGAAAATGAATAGGTTGCTACACATGAAGGGTGTAGTGGTCGAGTACGCCACAGTAGACAAAGCTGAACTTAACAACAGGAGACCAGCCAAGAAACTAAAGAGTCAGAATATGTCATTACTTGATGGGTTGCTAGACTGGAGGGCAGTAAAGAAAGGTGGTCGATTTTGAAACGAGTTTACCATCCATACTGGTTATGGGAAGAATATCACGCAGGAATGTGGAAGAAGGCTCACGCCAAAGAAGAAGCAGGGCTGCTTCAAACAGCAATCGAATTCACCGGCAATGCCGAATTGTATGGCCGTTCCATGATAGAAGCTGTTCATTTATGGCCGTGGTCATGTGAGCATAACTTGACTTGTAAATCTATGAATCGTCAGGCGTGGATAGGCCATGCGGCTTGTTGCATCGCTATCGCCTGTCCAGAATACATCACAAGACTGGCATGGCACACCTTGTCACAAAAACAGCAAGATGACGCAAACTCAAAAGCGGATACGGCGATAGAATATTGGGAACATCACTATGAAAGGGGCTTACGGTGCCGAAAAAGTATATTGGAGTTGACGTCTACACAGCGGCAAAAGATCGAATCTCTTGGACCTTTAACAATTTCTCCAGAATTTCGGTCAGCTATAGCGGAGGGAAGGATAGTACAGTTATGCTTCACCTGGTAATGGAGGAAGCAATTAAGCGAGGCCGCAAGGTAGGCTTGCTATTCATCGACCTTGAGGCTCAATACAAGCTAACCATTGAGCATGTTGAGGAATGTTTCGAACTGTACAAGGACCATATAGAGCCGTTCTGGGTGTCATTGCCCCTTCACCTCAGAAATGCGGTAAGCGTGTACCAGCCACATTGGTTGTGTTGGGATCCGGATTGTAAAGAAGCATGGGTAAGACAATCTCCAAAGATAGCCATCACCGATGAGGACTACTTTCATTTCTTCCATAGAGGAATGGAATTTGAGGAATTTGTCCCAGAATTCGGAACGTGGTATTCCCATAATGAGCCATGTGCTTGTTTTGTTGGGATCAGGAGTGACGAAAGCCTCAACAGATACCGAACAGTTACCAGCACTAAAAAAGTCTCCCTGGAAGGCAAATTGTGGACAACCTTAGTCGTTGAGAATGTTTTCAACATTTACCCTATCTACGATTGGAAAACAGCCGACATATGGACATACCACGGCAAGCATCCAGAAAAGCCCCACAATGAACTTTACGACATGATGTATAAGGCAGGCTTGACTATCAGTCAAATGAGGATATGCCAGCCGTATGGCGACGATCAGCGCCGTGGTCTGTGGTTGTTCCACCTCATAGAGCCTGAAACGTGGGCAAAGGTTGTGACCAGAGTGAATGGAGCCAACGGAGGGGCTTTATACGTCCAGGAATGGGGAAATATTAACGGATACCGCAAGGTAACGAAGCCTCCCGGCCATACATGGCAATCTTTCGCCGAATTACTGATAGGATCGATGCCAGAAAAAACAAAAGTTCACTTTGAAAATAAGATGGTTATTTTCCAAAAGTGGTGGATGGAAAGAGGCTACTCCGAAGGCATCCCGGACGAAGCGGCTTACGATATGGAGGCCGCAAGAAAGGCTCCCTCATGGAGAAGGGTTTGTAAGTCACTGCTGCGGAATGACTATTGGTGTAAGGGTATGGGTTTTTCACAGCACAAGAGTGAAGCTTATCAGAAATATCTTGACCTAATGAAGCGAAGGAGGGAAAAGTGGAACATGTAATTAATGAGATAATTGCCGGAATAATGGAACTTGGAGAGGATGATAAGATTGAGGCGATAAATAAGGTGAGGGCCGCGCTTCATGAAATATCACCACTAAGGCATGAGCCGGTCGATTTTGTTCGATGGGTTAAAGCTGATACCGTTACCGCCAATGATTATAACCCAAACAGCGTGGCCCCTCCCGAAATGAAGCTACTCGAAATATCAATCATGGAGGATGGTTTTACTCAGCCGATAGTAACTTTTGTCGATGAAGACGAAATACGAGAGGTAGTTGACGGCTTTCACCGTAACCGGGTAGGAAAAGAATGCGAAAGCGTTAAGGCTCGTACCCATGGTTACTTGCCGGTAGTTACTATTAATTCCGAAAAGGGAGACAAGGGCGACAGAATAGCCTCGACAATCAGGCATAATCGTGCGAGAGGTAAGCACAAAATAAATGCCATGTCTGATATTGTCGTTGATCTCAAGCGCCGGAATTGGTCGGACGAAAAGATTGGTCGTGATTTAGGAATGGATCCAGACGAAGTTTTGCGACTTTCGCAAATCAGCGGGCTTGCTGAAATGTTCGCAGATCGTGACTTCTCGGAAGCATGGGAAGCTGACTCTATTAATGAAGATGATAATCTTTCAGATATTGACAATTAATAGTTAAAAACCCTTGCAAACCCGGTGATTTTTGGTATGATGGAAGCTGAAAATACAACTGAATAGAAACGTGCTATGACGGAGCATGTTGACAATATTGGTTTACTCCCCTTATCCTGGGGAGTCTGCCAGGATACCCCCTTGTGTGAGCCGTCATCTCCGCAGGGGGGTATTTTTTGGAGGTTAATGTGAATGCATTCAAGCAAGAATTGATGAACATTATTATTGACTGTCCCAGGGATGAACATTCAGACGAAATGATATTATTCATGGTAAAAAGAGCGCTGGACTATAGACGTATGAAGTTAAAGTTAGGAAACCCCCAAGAATCATTTACTTTGCTTAAAAATTTTATGATTCCTTCTGATGAAAAAATCTACAAATCGATGGAATATCCAGAATACTTAAAATCTTTCGTTTGGGAGATAATCAGAGACTACAAGCTTTTTGTTTCTAATTATAAGTGTGAAGCATGCGAATGTTACGAAAACCTTGACGTTCATCACCTAACTTACAAATACAGGGGGAGTGAGCATAAACACCTCAAAACTTTACGCGTACTTTGCAGGGATTGCCATTCCTTGGCACACGGTAAGCCAAATTGAAAGACGGCAATTGGGTTCCTATTGATGTACGGGTTACATCTCTTTTGCCCCACAATAGAGAATATACGTTTCTTGAGGCATACATTTCTTTCCGCTGCGATTTGGAAAAAAACGCTCCTTACACCATTAACGGATACGCAAAAATGTGGGGATGGAGTCGGAATAAGGTTCGTACTTTTATAGAAAAGCTAAGGACAGGCGAGGGACACTCTGTGGACACTCAACGAACAGGCAAGGGACATGAAATAAGGATTATATTCAATAACTTACCGGAACAAAAGGACAGGCGAAGGATAGGCAAGGGACAGTCTAGGGACACCCAAGAGGACACTACTATAAATCCTAATAATATAAAGAAGAAAAACTATGCTGAAAATGTCCTTTTATCAGAGGCGGAATATCAAAAGTTGATAGAAGAAAATGGGCAGGAAAAAACCACCTGGATGATCGAAAAATTAAATAATGCAAAGGGGGCAAAGGGGTACACATATAAGTCAGATTACCGGGCTATCCTAACATGGGTAGTCGGTGAAGCCAAGAAGAGTTTTAAGCCGCAACATACACGCGATCCAATGGCGGGGTACTGATATGACCGAAGACGGAATATACAAAGTCTCAGACTTTATGAGCCGGATAACGAAAACATATATGAACGGTGAGAGAAAGAATTATATTTACACTGGCTGGAACAGTTTTGCGGAACTCTATAAGCCTGAACCGGGGTATATGACCGTTGTTACCGGTATTCCTGGACATGGCAAGTCGGAAATCATCGACGCGCTGTTGGTTAATCTTTCACATCTCTACGGGAAGAAGAATCTTCTTTTTTCACCCGAGAACTACCCATTAGAAAAGCACTTTATTAAACTCGCAGAGAAGCGGATTGGAAAACCATTCCGTCAATATCGGGATATTGAAGCCATGGAAATTGACGAATTGAAAGATGCCATCGAGTGGGCGCAGGAACACTTTCAATGGTTATACCCTCCTGAGAATGAGTGTAGGATTGATTGCCTACTTGAAAAAGCACAGAAAGTTTTCGACACTTGCGGCCTGGACAATTTTGTAATTGATCCGTGGAACGAGGTTGACCACCAGAGACCATCGAACCTATCAGAAACAGAATACATTTCACAATCGCTTTCCAAGGTTAGGCGCTTCGCTCGTAAGAACAGTGTTCACTGTTTCATAATTGCCCACCCCACTAAGCTTCCAAAAAACAAGGAAACAGGTCAATATGATCCCCCTACCCCTTACGACATAAGCGGGTCAGCTCACTGGCGCAATAAGGCAGATTTTACCATCACGGCTCACCGTCACGATATGCAAGCCAATATCATTTCTCTCTATGTCGGCAAGGTGAAATTTAAGGACTTCGGAAAGATTGGAATGTGTGAACTGGATTATGATTTTATCACCGGAAGATTTAAAGAGCGGGGGCAATATTCCTACAACCTGCCAACACTGAGCGCCGTACAGTGAGGCCTACACAGATAATCCAGACTGCCAGAAATATGGGCGTTGACGAAAAATGGGCGCTGAATTGTCGGAAGCGATACCTTGCCGGGGGGATATTCAATCATGAAATGGATTTTCACTACTGGATGGAAAGAGACAGCGAAGACCCTGTCAATGCTGAAATGTTCGTAGTTTTCGCTATTAAGGAAGTGAAGAAATCTGCAAAGCTGAAAAAGGAAATCCGGCGATTAGATAGGGCAATGCTGAAAACCGGCGAGAACACCATCACTGATGAAATGATAGATCAGGCGCGGCAGTTTCCCATTGACCAGCTTATCCAATTTGTGAAAGGTTCGACTGTTGCTTTCTGTCACGATGACAAAAACCCTTCGCTCACCTGGGATAAGAAGCGGAACCGCGCGAAATGCTGGCCGTGTGATAAGAGTTTCGATCCAATAGCCGTACTGATGGAAAGGGATGGATACCAATTTAAGGATGCTGTGAGGGAACTGGCGGGGAGGCAATGAACATGTTTGGGTTGAAAGTGGTAGTCGGTAATTGTTTGCCGAGGTTTAAAATGGTCCAGTACAAATTTCCCAAATCCAAGGCCAAACGAATTATTAAGAAGTGGCAGAAAGACCGCCGGAATTACAAACAGGTGGAAAGTCATGATGCGTTTATTATGGACGGCAGCATATTCATGAACCCTTGTGATTTCGGAAGTTTGGGCAGGTCTTGCGTTAAAATTATCAATCTCGGAGGGTGATTCATGGAATGCTCAATCGGCCCATGCGAAAAGGAAGGAATAGACTTTGACGGCTGTTGCGCCGACTGCCCGAAAGTGGATGGATGTGAGGAGCGGTGCGGAACGTGTTTGATGAGTCGGTGTGATAGATAGGGGGATTTCGTGATTGCTGCTTATGAGTTGAAACAGAGACAATCTTTACCGTATGAAATGAAGCTCCGTTTTACCGAGGTGAAAACCAGGCAGTACGTAGAACAGTGCGGAAAAGATTGCGTAGTGCAAAAAAGCGGGCTGGATAGTGCAGTTTTACTACATTTCATAAGAAAGATTTACCCTGAAATGCCAGCAATTTTTGTGGATACGAAACTGGAAAACCCCACGGTGGTGCAAGCCGCCATAGAAACCCCTAATTGCACCATCATAGAGCCGGACATTTCCTTCCACGAGGTGATTACTGATCACGGTATACCAGCGATATCAAAAGATGTTGCAAGGGCGCTTTCAGACATCCAGAACCCGACGCCAAGAAATGAAGCAACTAGAAATCTTCGGCTAACAGGTATTAAGCGGGACGGGACAAAAGGCAAGAGTGGCAGTTATCTACCGGCTTGTTACCACCGGCTTATCGATTGTGGTTTTAAGTTTAGCGACAAGTGCTGTTATTACCTGAAGCATAAACCAGCAGAGAAGATTCACAAAAAGATGAATCTTGCGCCCTTCGTGGGAACCCTGGCCGAAGATTCTGATAAGAGGGCAAGGTCATACCTTAAAACTGGCTGTAATAATTTTGATAGTAAGTGGCCGGTAAGTAAGCCATTATCAATCTGGACCCGGCAGGATATTTACCGTTACGCACTTGATGAGGGCGTTGTGTACCCAAGATGTTACGGGGATATTGTTCAGAATCCGCAAACAGGACTTTTTGAAACTACAGGGGAATCAAACACGGGATGCGAATATTGTCTGTTTGGTATTTTCAAAGACCCGGCCAGGATTGAACGTCTCAGGTACACACAGCCAGCACGCTACAACTATTGCATGGATATTTTGAACTATCGAGCGTTGTTACCCATTTTGTTTAAAAAACTGGATTATGAAGATTTTGAGTGGATGTTGAAACAGAAGGGGCTTATACTAAGTGACCAAATGAGGTTATGGTGAAGTTTCCCAAAGACAAACCCGCCCGCTCCCGAAAATATATGGACTGGATAATAACTCAGCCGTGTTGCCTTACCGGGATGCTACCAAATGACATACACGGTTGTGACCCTCACCATGTGAACGGAAAAGGTCAAGGTACAATGGGCGGCAAACCCTTCGATTCCCGCTGTATCCCGATAGCACATTTCCTTCATTGCGAAATGAACCAGCCAGGGTCGAGCGAGAGGGCGGTATTTGAGAGATTTGGGGTGGATGCGGAGGAAGTGGTTAGGGAGATGAGGGAGCGGTGGATTGCACGGGGGAATAAAGCGTTTTGGGAGACAGAAAATGAATAAAAATTTCACAGTGTCAGTGTCAATGGACGGACTCGGTATTTTACTGGTGTTGTTGGGTATTGCTCTCGTCGAGTATGTAGACCCGTATTATATCGGATTGGGCGTGTTGGCGGCTTCATTTCTCAGGATAAAGGTGGCTAAACAGGCGATTGAAGAATGACCATTGACGAAGAACTGGCACGAGAAGAAACATTATCCATGATGTGCCAGGACGGATGGATGACGGAAGCGGAAGCCGTCGCGGTATTAGAACAACGGCAAGGGGAGTTGTTTTAAAAGGAGGAAGGGATGAACAAGCGAACATTGAACGCATGGATCAAGAAGCTGGATAAAAGCATGAAAGGGATCGCCAAGGAGAGGGATTTGCTGGACAGCTTGATAAGTGAGGCAGAAGATTTGCGGGAAAACTGTGATACCGCGTGGAATAACTTGCAGGACGCAAGAGATGGTTTAAGCGAGATGGTGTAAAAACAGGAGGAAATAGTGCTACAAAAAGTGAAGACGCTGAGAAACGAGAAATACAAGGCCTACATCCGCACCCTGCCCTGTTGCCTATGTGGGGCGAACCAAGACATTCAGGCGCACCATACTGAGTCGGGAGGTATGGCGTTGAAGGGGAGCGACTACTCGACTGTGCCGGAATGCCCGAGATGTCACGAGCGGATGGACACAAAGCGAGGGATCGGCGTGTTTGCGGATGGGGAGTTGAATAGGGTTATTATTCGGTGTTTGATTGGGTATGTTGAGAGGTTGAGGTGAAGGAAAGCAGATATGATAAGGCCAGAAAGTATCATTACCTCTATGATACTAAGTGGTGGAAGGACAACCGCAAGGCTCACTTGGCAGAATACCCGCTTTGTGCTGAGTGTCAGAAGGCCGGAAGGGTGACAGCGGCGAGGGTAGTCCATCACTTAAAACCTCACAAGGGGGACGAGAGAGTGTTCCGCGACAGGAGTCAATGGGAGTCTCTTTGTAAGTCGTGCCACGATAAGCACACAGCAGAGGAAGATGGCGGCTTTGGTAATAAGGCAGGAGTCAAGAAGGTGTCGAGTGCGTGTGGTGCGGATGGGTTGCCTGTTGATGGTCGGCATCATTGGAAAGGATAAGCTTTATGAGTCTGGCATACGATCAAGGGTATGACATAG